TACTTCAACAAATATATCTGATGCAGTATTAATTGCCCATCGTTGTTTTGTTCCATACGTTTCTTCTGTACCTTCAACGTATACTTCAAATATTTCCCACGCAATACCTATTATAAGTACCCATAAGACCGCCCATAAATCTGATGCACCTAACCATTGTGCTACTTTTGCTATAAATAATCCAGCTGCTAAATGATAGGATGTCCATCCATCTAATGCACCTGAGTTAACTTGCCATCCATAAAATGTTGCTAAAGGATTTTTCATATTACTTCTTTATATGTTTTGCACCAAAGTTATCTACAATTCTAGATAACAATTCTGCTTTAGTTTCACTATCACTATACGTAATACTTCTCATATCGTACCAAGCTTTTATCTCTGCTTTCGTATTAGACTCATCAGGATATTCAGATTGCAACGTAGCAATACCACCTATTACTTGATGCTTACCTACGATTAATCTACCGTGAGTATCACTATGAACTTTTTCACATTCATCTACATAATAATTTTCTATATTTTTAAAACTATCAGAACGCTTTACAACTGTACCATCTACTTCAACAAAGTAATCATAACCACTAGAAGGGTAAGTCAAAGTCTCGACAGTTCCGTCTGCATACGTTTTAGTACGTACAGCATTAGGAGTCGTGTTACGATGTAACCTAATTCGATGACCTTGACTACACTTCCTTATAATCATAACTAAGCTGCTTCTTCCTCAACTACTTCAGCTTTAGGTTCGAGTGCTTCTCGAAGTTTTGCTATGAACGCATCTTTACCCACACTTAACTGGTCTAAGTTAAACTGCATTGAGTTCATCTTATTCTGTAAGTCATTAATGTGGTTAAGTACTGCTTTTTGTTCATCTGTCATATCCTCGATTACGTACTCTTTGTCATCGAAAGTTAAAACAGGCTTTTGTTCTTTTTGTTTTTTAGCCATTATTTAGCTCCTTTGTTTGTTAATTAATAATTTTAATCAGTTCCTTGATACTCAACACAAATATCTATCACTACTGTATTTGAATCAGTTGTTCCATTTCCAGTTCCAGCATTACATATATATAAAAAAGTATCAGCAGTACCTACTATTGTTGTTGTAGGCATAGATGTATAAACTGTATTGTTCGCACCACCTGAACTAGCAACTATATCAGCGGCTGTTCCTAAAGCAGTAGCACTATTTTGAGCGTATGTTGCAACTCCACCAGCTCCAAGTATTTCAGGAACTGTAATTGTTGTACTTGCATTAGCTAATGCTCCATCTGCTGCTGTACCCGATGAGGTAGATAATGATAAGTTTAACAGATAAGTACCTAAATTACTTTTTGTTATTACTGTTGCGGTTACTCTATGTATAATAGATAGAGCTGGAATTTTACATACTTCTGAGATAACAGTATTATCTCCACTATGAGCTTTTGTAATACTTACTCTAGCGGTTTTATATTTTATAATTCCGTGATGACCAATACTAGTTTGATAACTATCAGTTGCAGTTCCTACATCTGCTTTATATCCAAGTAATGTATTATTCAATCCTCCATTAACTGTTGCTCCTGCTTGATATCCTATTGCAACTGCTTGTTGGTCAGAAGCAGATGATGCGCCAGCTGATTTTAATGCTTCAAATCCTATTGCTACTACACCGTGTCCATTTTGAGATAATTTATAAGCCTCTTTACCAATTATAACATTACTATGTCCAGCAAGAAGTCCCAATCCTGCTCCTTTACCTACAGCAGTATTATGCGACCCTGTAGTAAGTGCGTTTAATGTATCTCGCCCTACGGCAACATTATTAATAGAAGCAGCTGTCATTACTCCAGTCATAGTAGAAGCACCGACAGCAGTATTAGAATTAGCTCCTCCTGACCAGTCTCCACTACCTGAATTAGACCCAATGAATGTATTAAAATAAACCGCATCACCTGCTTGATACATTGCTTGATAACCAACAGCGGTATTATGGCTATTATCTGTAAGTTGCGATGCTGCTTTATATCCGATTGCTGTATTCCCAGCTCCACTCGTAAGGGCATTAAGTGCATTGAGTCCTATTCCAATTGTACCATCAGAATTAGTAGAGTTAGTAACTGTGACTGTTGCTCCAGCGTTGTTTCCAATAAAAATTGTTGAATTTGCGGTCGTTAATGCCGAAGCAGCACCTGAACCAAGTGCAATATTATTATCACCAGTTGTTAAAGCAGTTAAACCTTGATAACCTAATGCAGTATTATTATTGGACGCATTTAAACCAGCATCCATTGTCCAAGCACCGACTGCGGTATTGTAATTTGATTCAGCATTACCCCAAGTACCAGCTCCGCTATTGTACCCAATAAATATATTTTCTTTTGAACTTTCTGAATCATTATCAGTCATTTGCATTGCGAATGAACCGATTGCAACATTTTTATCGCCATCAACTACTTCAAACATTGATTGATGCCCAATAGCAACATTGTTATTAACGGTGTTTTTAACTCCAGCATTTTTACCTATAAGAATATTTTGACTAGCTCCTGTTATAGCAGCTCCTGCATTATTTCCTAACGCAATATTATTATCACCTGATGTAACAGCAGCTAATGTGTTATACCCAATTGCGGTATTATGTGCTGCTCCATTTATAACTCCTTGCATTGAATTTGCACCTATTGCAGTATTATTCTGACAAGTTCCACCCCAATCACCACTGCCTGAATTAGTTCCTACAAAAACATTTTCAAAATTATTTCCACCACCTGATTGAGACATAGAACTAGCACCAATTGCAGTATTATTTCCACCACCTCCGTGTTCTTTACCCGAATGATATCCAACAAAAACTGAGTTGTCTGCTGTTGATAAAACTTCGCCTGCCTTATACCCCACTGCTACGTTATTTGTAGCATCTGTGGTAGTTCCAGACCCCATTGCAAGCTCGCCTATTGCAACATTAAAATCTGCCCCAACATCGCCTAATACTGTTCCACTGTTTGTAAAAGCAGTTTTACCAAATACTGTATTACTAGTATTACCATCATTATTACTAAGACTAATGCGAGAGTCGGTATTTAAAACAGCTATTACTGTTGAACCCATTCCAAGATTAAGGGTTGAGCCTGCTCCACCTATGGCTAAATCTCCACTAGAGTGAATACCAAGTTTTCCGCCTCCGTAAGCTGGACTTCCGTGAGCTAGTTCTAATGTACCATAAGTTCCGTGATTTAATCTTAATACTTCAGTAGTTGCTCCTGATTGACCAGTTACTTCAAGAACTGTCGTAGATGTAGGCGAGGATGTACCGATGCCGACTAGTCCTGACTTTATAACCATTCTTGAGTCTAAAGAACCACCACTTTGTGTTCTAAAATGCATAGTTGCATCTTCTGAACCATCAGATACATCTGAATGTTTAACAAAAATTGTAGCATACTCAATTTCTTCAGGAGTCCCAGCGTCATTCATCCCTTTAAATCTAATTACACCTGAAAGGTCATTGGCGTTTGCAGCTCCACTAGTTAAAAATATTAATTGACCAGCATTACTGTTATTACCAGTTTGTTCAAGTGTTAAAATTGGTTTAGCATCAGTAGCACCTGTTATTTGAACATCACCTGCTGAAGTAATAGTCATTCTTGTTATATCAGCAGTTCCAAGTTGCAATGAACTTGAAGTAGATGTTTTTAATATAGTATTACCACTTGAAACTTTAAACTCATTTTGAATAGTAGAACCATCATACAAAGCTATTCCCAAAGTATTTGCTTTTATTAGTCCTGCTGAAGTAATAATTAATCTATCTGTTGCGTGAGTTCTTAAAGCAAATTGATGTTCTGTTATTGTTCCAATATGGGCACTATTATGATTGTTTGAATATTCTGAAGATGCATTTCCAGTTCTTGATAATTTTATATTTGCAGTACCACCATGTTTTTCAAGTTGGAGTAAATAACTAGCATTATCAGTTGGAGGATTGCCACTCGCATCTCTTGTTCCGATATTTACTCTAGTAGCCCCAAGTGTACCTGAAATAGTTTCATCGTAAGAAAGACTACCACCTCCTTGAACAACTAAATCACCACTTATAGTAACGTCACCAGATATTGTACCACCTACTAGTGATACGTTTAACCTACTGTTTGTAGAATCTAATACAGCATTAAATGC